GGAAACGGCAGGAAATCCGCCGAAGGAGAGTTCGTTGTTCTCGCCGAAGCGCAACTTGCACGACGACAGGCAGCCCTTGCACTGGTCTAGTGCCGGATCATCCGTGGGATTGTCCTCGTCATCGAACATGGCTGCACCGGTGTAGCCGCAATCCGGCCCGCGATATCCATTTGTCATGGCCCAGTGGCAGAAAGTAGTCATCTGCCGCCCAGGCAGCCCGTGGTTGTCGATCTCGCCCGGCGAAGACAGCTCCCAGACCACCGCCTCACCGTCCTCGCTGGTTTTCTGGTCGATGTACCAGATCTCCAGCGCCTCCTGGGTCGGGTCGGCAGTTGGATTGCCCTCAGGGAAGTTGGCCGCGTCCAGGTACTGGGCAAGGGTCTCGCGAACCGTCAGCTTGAACTTGAGCATGTCCTCGAAAGCCAGGCACAGCGCCGTGACGCGTCCGTTGACGTTGCCGGCGGCGAAGGTCGGCCGTGAAGCGGTGCCATCGCTGCTCGAAGAGATCCCCTCAATCTGCACCGGCCAGGCCGCGTACTCCTCGCCCTGCCACCAAATTGACTTGGCCGGCAGCTCATTTTCCGAGTGCTCGTATAGCAGCAACTCTTCTGGCGTGTGCGGTATGGCGTGCCCGTGAAAGCGCAGGTAATCGGCGCCGTATTCGGTACCGTCAATTTCAAACAGGCGAATCTCGCCGCCGGGCTCCAGTTTCTGGATGTCCGTGATCAGTGCCATGGGCTGTTATCTCAAGGGTGAAAGGTTTGTTCGAAAGTCGCGGTGATGGCATAGACCTGGCCGCCACGGTGAACCGGCTTGTAGCCGTTGCACTTGTAGAGACTAAGCTCACCCAGGGGCGGCTCCCAGAGGAAACCCTTGGCCCCCTTGTGTCGGTCGATGAAGCCCATGATTTCCTTGATGCGCGGCTTCAGGCCGGTAAAGGTCACCGGCCAGGATTGCGACCGGTTGTTAAGGCCATCCTCGACCGACTGTTCGTACCCGCCGCCGAACTTCTTGGAGCGGACGCGTTGGGCAATATCGCCCTCCGCGCCTTTCTCCGTCGCCCAAGTGAATCTTTCGATAGCCATCATCGCCCCTTGATTGCTTTGTTGATGACGCCGCCCTGGCGCATGTCCTTGGTCCGCAGCTCCTGGTACTTCTGCTCGACGAACGTTGCCAACTCTTTGCCGAACAGGTCGTAGCCGGGATCATCGGAAGAGGACGACGCGTTGCCGTCGCCATCGATGTGTACCTCGACATTGATCTGAGTTGAGCCTGCGCCGCCACCGCCCATGGACATAACGCCAAGCTTGCCGCTGGTGGTTCGCGTGAGCGGCATGATCGCCTCTTCGCCCGCCTCACCCATGATCCCGGTCTTGCCGTTGGCCATACCGAAAGCCGTGGGCTTGCTGACGACAGAGTTGGTGAAGGCACCGCCGTCGGCGAACATTTGCACGCCGCCGGACCAGGCGCCGCCCATAGCTTGAGCGTACATCCCGGTGTAACCGGCTTGAGATGCCCCGAGGTTCGACGACGTGGCACCGGCAGACCCGGCCGCCATGCCATTACCGCCGCCGGCCGCGCTGCCACCGAAGTAGCTCGCAGCCGCGCCCACCAGGCTGCCCAGCAATGCCGAACTGGCCTGTCGCGTGGCAATCCGCGCCATATCCGCCAGGATCGACTTGGTGAAGTCGGCAAACGACATCTTCCCGGTCATGGCGAAGTTGACGACCGCGTCTTCCATGGAGCTGAAGGCGTTGCCAAACAACGACTTGGTCTGCCCGGCCACGTCCTGCGCCGAGTCCAGATAGTTTTGCCAGGCTGCCGTCGCGCCGTTGGTCCAATCGCCCTGGGCACTTTCCACATCCGCGTAGTTCTGCCGGATCTGGTCGGTGGCCTTCTTGTTCGCGTCGGCGAGTGCCTGGGATTTGCGGGTGAACTCTTCGTCCGACATCTTGCGCGACGGATCGGAGCGCTGGTTTTCCAGCTCCAGCGACTGCTGAGCAAACCGGTCTTGCTGGCTGTTCAACTGCCCGTTGAGCGCGCTCTGGCGATCACCCTGGCCGACGCCCAGCACGGCGCGTTGGCCGGCCAGTTCCAGAGCTTTCTGTTGCTGCCCCAGCGCCTGCACGTACGAACTGATCGCCCGCTCCTGCTTGGCGAGTCGCCCGGTCTCGTTGGTCGCCAACACTTCAAGCTGGCTATCCGCATCCTTCTGCGCCTTGACCATCCCTGCGCGCGCGTCGGCGATCTTCTGGTCCAGCTGGATGCTTTGCGCGGCCGACGTGGTCTTCTTGCCCTTGGCGGCCTCCAGTGCGGCAATCTCGGACTCGTACGCGGCCGTTACCTGGTCACGTTCGTTGCCGATCAGGGCCTGGCGCCGCACCAGGTAGTCGGTCTCGTCGATCAGGCCGGCCTTTTGCGCGGCGTCCAGTTCCTTCTGGTAGTTTTTGTAGTCGGCCGCGATGGCCGCCAGGTTGTTCTTGGCGTTGTTGAAGCCGGTCAGATCAACCTGACTGCCTGCCGCCTTCGGGTCTTTGTTCTTGGTCTCCAGCCCTTTCAGCAGTGTGTCGTACGCGCCGCCAGAGAACTTGGCACCATCGAAACTGACACCATCGAGCAATGGTGATTTCTGCCCGGTTTTCTCGGCGTTTTCGTAGAGGGCGCGGAATTGATCGTTGAGTTTCTTCAGGCCAGCCTGACGCTTGGCCAGCGGGTTGACGTTATCGAGCTGTGCATCGAGCGCCCGCTGCGCCTCAATGGCCTTCTGATTGGCGTCCGTAGCCTCGCCAGTCGCGGCTGTCTGGGCGGTGCTGGCAGAAAGTCGAGACTTCAGTCCCGCCAGTTTCTTTTCCAGCGCTTCGGTCGAGTCATCGTGTTCGCCGGTGCCCAGACCAAGCGCAGTGTTGAGTGAGCTGAGCCCGTTGGAGATTGCGCCGGCTACACCACCACCCTTCCGGGTATCCAGCACGCGCTGAGTGATCTCGATCTGCTTGGCCAGGTCGGGGAAGATCTCCGACCGAACCTCGGCATATGCGCCCTTGATGGCGGTCTTGATCTTGTCCCAGTCGCGTTCGACGTCAGATAGCGATTCGCGATAGGTCTTCAAACGCGTCAGCGCAGCCTGGTTCAGATCCTCGCTAAGAACATCCAAGGCACGCTGGCTGTCACCCTGGTCGTCCAGCCCCTTAATCACCTGGTACTGCTCAAGGGTCAGCAGGCCGTACTGGCTACTGATCTTGCCTGCGGCTTCGGTGGCCGTTTCGCCGGCGGTGGCAAAGGACTTGGCAAGTTCGCCCGCGCCCTGCCCGGTGACCTCGCTTACAGCAGCGGCAGCTTCGGCCAGGTTGCGCATCTGCGCGCCACTGGTTGCCGCGCCGGACGCCAGGGAAACAACCGCCTCCCGCGCACCGGACATGTTCCCTGTGATGCGACCAGCACCATCGGCCATTTCCTTCAAGCTGGCAATGGTCTGCCCGGCGCCGTTCGTACCGCCGTTGATTGCAGCGTTGAACTCGCGAGCCTGCTTCATTGCGTCGAAGTATGCGTAGCCCAGTGAGCCGATTACGGCGACCAACAGACCTGCAGAGATCAGCATTCCCGCCAGGCTCTTGGCGGATTCACCAGCGCCGGCCCCCAACTGAGCAATGGCACGCGCCCCGCTACCCAGATCGCCTGATTGCAAGGCGTTGGCGAGCTGCATTACGTTTTCTTGTGCCTGGCGGGTGCCGAGCTTCAGTTTGTCGAACGCACTGGTTGTGTCGGTGATCCCTGAGCGATCCTTTCCTATTTTGGCGAGCCGCTCTGCATATGCATCTGCATCAATCCCACCAGCTTTATACAGATCGTTAAGGGCTTTTTCTTGCGCCTCAAGCTTGGCCAGTTTCGCGACTAAAGGGTCGATACCGTTGACGGTACGTTTCAACGAATCGATACGACGCTCTTCCGCATCGATCAGCTTTTGCTTCTGCGCCAGCTCCTTGGCTTCGGCCTTCTCGATTTTGTCGTAGGCCTTTCCAAGTTGGTCCTGGTACTTCGCCTGCTCCTCGATCGTGACCAAGCCACCCTTTCGGGCTCGCTCCAGCAGGCCCTCGGCCTGCACCAGCGATTCCATGCTGTCGATGTTGCTCGTCATCGCCTTGTCGAGCTGGCTGATGACGCTGATTTCCGCGACTGCGCTGTCGGCCGCCTTGCGACTTGCTCCGGCCTGCCGATCCCTGGCAGCAGTGGATTTGTCGATGCTTTGAGCAACGTCCGTTTCGGCTTGGGAAACCTTCTTGCCGGTGTTGGCCAAGCCTTCGCCGGTTTTGCCGAGGTCATCGATGGCCTTCTGGGCACCTTCCGCCGAATCGACCAGCTTATCCAGATCGTCAGCAGCCTTTGCGGCCTGCGACGACTCAACCGAAATGCCCAGGGTGGCGAAGTTCGTGCTCATTTGGTTTCTCTCTGTTCCGCCATCACCTGCAGGGCTTCAGCCTCCATCCGCCGGAAGTCGCTGAAAAGGGTTTGTCGCTGGCTGATCGGCACGCCACACATCCGAATCACGCCGGAGAGAACGCTGTAGTCCATGCCTGTTGCGCCGCACGCGCCTGTGCGCCACTGGGTGCTCATGGCCTCGAAGACCTTGAAGGCGTCCCAGTTGTCGGGCCAGATGCCGACTTCCTTGTCGGGGATGTCCTGACGCGACAAACCGAAGGCCATCAGGTCTGCATCTGACGGCCCGGGTTCGTACAGCGCGCGGGAGGCGCTTAGGAGTTTCCCAGGCGGGCTTCGCTGAAGGCATCGGCGTACGCGCTCAGCACCGCCTTGGGCGCCGAGTTGATCGAGTTGACGAGGATGCGCACGTTTTCAGGCGTGAACTTTTCCTCGATGTCCCAACCGACGACCACGTCCATCAACTGATCGGCTTGCAAGGCGATCTGAGCGGCAGTGAACGCCTTGAGGTCCATGTCACCGACCTGCTTGCTCAGCTCGTTGTGGCGCTCATTCCAGCCGGTGTACAGCTCGGCCAGCGCTGTACGGTCCAGGTACTGGAACTCGAACTCGACCTTTTCGGCGTTGTAGCCGGCGCGCTGAATCAGTACGGTCGCCTTGAACGTGGGCTTCTGGATCAGCTTGAACTTGGCCATGGGTTACACCGTGGCCGCGTAGCGAGTTGGAAGGCCAGTCAGGGCGACGCTGATAACGCGGGTCATCAGGTTGTTGCGCGACATGGTCGGCGTCGCGGTGATCGACACGTAGCCGTTGTAGATAATGCTGCTACCACCCGGGAGGTTCAGGCGGAGCAAACGAGGCTGCTTGTCGTCGTCCGCCGCCTCGCAGACAGCCACATAGGGCTTGGACGGATCGTCAGCGACGGTGTACGTCAGCGTGATCGGGTTCTTGGTGGTCGGCATCTGGCGATCGTTGTCGTCGGCCACGAAACCAAAGGTCAGGAACTGCTGATCGCCACCGGCCGAGTTCATTTCGGTGACCTGCGAGATCTCGGTGAAGGCAGTCACCTCGCGGACAAAGCCGATACCGGAGCCCGCTGGATACTGCTGAGTGTTGGTCGTGTTCACGCCTGCCAGGGCGAACGTGCCGCTGGCAATTACCCCCACGCGGACACCGCGACCGTCGAGGCGAGTCCAACCGGAATTGACGGCGATTACATCGCCCTCGGCCAGGCCATGGGCTGCAGCAGTTGCAATAACCGGATTGGCATTGGTCAGCGCAGTAAACGGGATTTCAACGCCGTAAGTCGATGCAATCTCAAGGGTGGCGCCGTTGGGCATTTGGATGCCGGCCATGGGTGTTTCCTCTTTTCAGAAATGACAAAACCCGCACAGTGGCGGGTTTCGGGGGTTGCCCAACGGGCGGATTAGAACGTGTCGGCTCGATACTGAAACGACAGAGGCAAGGTACTCGTAGTCTCGCCCTGGATAGATGCGGCAGTGGCCATGGGCGAGCGGACGTAAACCGTGAAGTCTGTTTTCGTCAGCGGCAGGTTGTTCGGGTACAGCTGAGCGACCTCTTCGGCAATCGCGCCGGCGGTGCCAGTGCCCGAACCTGACGCCGTGACCACGCTGACCTGAAATACGCCCCGATAGGAAACGTGTTTGCCAGCCAAGTCCTCGCTATCGGTATTCCCGGTCATCAGGTATGCCCTCAGATAGGTAGCCCCGCCCGCCGGTGGCGTGAACGTCGCGCCCTCATATGCGATCACCAGCTTGGGTACACGCGCATCGGCCCAGGCCTTCAAGCGCGCTTCGAACAGACTTCGGATAATCCGGTCGCTCATGTTGAAAGCTCCGAGACAGCTTTGTTGATGTACATCTGAAACTCCGTCACGGTGATCTGCACCATTCCGGCCGGGGCCTGGTTGGACCAGCCTTCGTACTCAAGCCGTGGGCCGTATGGGAGGTTGTTCATGATCCAGATTTTGCCGACGCCAATTTGGTAGTGCTCGATGACACCCTTACCGATGGCTTTGGCGGTGGAACCCGTTGGATCGACAAGGTCCAGCATGCCGGTGGCGCCAACCTCAAACGAAACCTGCCAGTTACCCCGGAACCGCCCGCCGACATAACCCTTGCCAGCGACCAAGCCGTTCACATTGAAGTTCTGGTCGCGCTCGGTCTTTGTCAGGGGTTTGGCGTACTTCACGTTGCGCTTGAGCTTGCCGGACTTGGTGAAGTTGCTGTCGGTGAGGTTGATGACCGTATTGCGCGCTGCCACCTTGAAGTCGTAGTCGTCCGCTGCACGGGTATTGGCTGCGCGGTGTTCTATGTTCGCTGCCCACAGCTCAGGGTTGCCCACCGGGGAGCGATCGACGACAGAACTCAGCAGATCAATCGAGACCTTTTTAACGATTTCCTCGATATTCCCCTTGGTCTTTTCGGCGAACTCTCTGATGTCCAGGCTGAAGCTCATTTTCTCGCCTGCACACTGAAGCCGACGGCGATGCCGGCGTAATCCCATGGGTCAACGTGCTGCACCGTGTAGGTGTCGCCGTCGAAGGCGATCTTGTCCAGCGTCACCGGCTGGGGCGTGTCTGCGCCATCCAGCAACGCCGGGGAAATCAGGATCTTGACGTCACCCTGCTTGATCAGCGAACCGTCGATGTCTTGTTGGCGATAGTTTTGGCGAAGCCCTGAGCCGTCGAATTGCTCCGTGAGTACCGGGCTCCCGCCGACCTCGGGGTCGTACTCGCCGGTAGTTACCCGAATCAGCGAAAGCTCAAGCCCCTTGCCGCCCCTGGATCGTGGGGCGAGCATCCTTGCTGCACTTGCTTTTGCCCGATCATAGATATCTGCCATCAGCTGCGTACCAGATTGACCTGACTTGAGGATTCCAGCAGCCCGGCGAACTGCGCGTATGACTGCCGGGTTGCCGCAGGCTTGCTCACCGACTTGCTGGCGACAGCAAACGTGGTGCTGATCGGCCCAACCGTTTCGGAAACAACGGCTCCCGTTTTGGTTTCAGGGGCGATCAGGTCATCGGCATGGATCTCGGCGGCCAAGGCCATCTGGCCGGCCTTGATCTGCGGCGGGATCTCGTCGAAGCGCAACACCCAGCCCTGACGCTTGACCTCGGCCCGAGGCCAGGCCAGCGCCTGATCTCGGTTCACAGCCTTGCCCTTCCATGGCATCGCATCCATTTGCAGGGCGGCACGGCGTAGCAGGGACTCCTGCGCAACCTCATCAACAGGGATTGTTTTACCGAAGTTCACGGCATAGGTGACCAACTCGGCGGCCGTTGCGAAGCTATCGGCGCCCGGCACCACCTTGCCGCTCTCGATCACCAGAGCCATATCAGACCTCTTTCCAGCCGAGTCGCTTGTGGTCGTCCAGGCAGGAAGGGTGAACATGCAGCTGCTCGCCGCCCTGCTCGACCTTCACCAAGCCGGTGTAATCCGGCTCGTCGTCTTCCACGACAGGCTTGCCTTTCGGTTTCGCCGCTGCGGCCTCATCCGCAAGGCGTTGCGCGTCTGCCGCCGCCAGATCAATCGCATCCTGTGCGCTTTTGTTCCAGTCGGCACGCTCTTGCTCGCCCAAGGCCTCAAAAGCTTCCGCGCTCAAGCCACTGAATTCGATAGCCTTGGCCAGCAGCGCCTTTGCCGCCTTCTGTTCTTTCGTCAGTCCAGCCATTGTCATTCTCCAGAAACAACGCAGGGGCCGAAGCCCCTGGTTGTCGTTGTGGTTGAGTTAGCCGACCAACAGGCTGATGTGCTCATCCTTGATTGCGCGGCAGCCCCAGGCCAGACGGACGTGGTAGGCCGTTTGCAGGAACTGGCGGTAAACCGCGATCTGAACGACAGACCAGTCAGCGGGTCGGTGATCGTGATCACGTCGTCCGCCGAGTCACCGCCCTCAGGCATTGCAGGGGCACGGGTGGCCAGTACGATCGCCGAGCGGGCAAACGCCACGTTCGCGGTGTACGAGCTGCCAAGGGTCAGGGCGTTGCCGGTCGGGATGACGATCTGCGAGCCGGGCTTGTTGAGGGTGATGGTGCCCGGGGCCGCAATACCGGTACCGACGACGTACTTGTTGTCGCCATCAGCCGCGAAGGTCGCGATATCGCCAGCCAGCACCGTACCCGCACCGGTTGCCAGCGCAATGTTGGTCGCGCCGAGAGCGGTGGAGCCGTTGGTGACGTACGCGGCGCCGGTACCTTTGACGTGTCGGCCCACCTGGTGGGAATGACGGATCGCCATGTTCATGATGCGGTCGGTCATGCCGTTGCGCAGCATGTCGCTGGAGCCTGCCTCGTTGACCTTGAACAGGCCGGATTGCTTGCCGCGCATGTTGCCGATGGCCGAGTGGCCCAGAACCAACTGCAGGTCGTTGGTTGGAGCACCGTTCTGCTCCAGGATGCCCAGCACGCCAGCGAAGTCGGACAGGTCAGCCGCGGTGCCAAATGGCGTGGTGCCAACAGTACCGTAGGCGCGGGAGGCGTTGCGGTAAGCCTCCAACCACAGATCCTTCTCCACCTCATTCACCAGGGTGCGCATCGCCTGGTAGAAGCGATCCGCCTGAATAGACGAGAACGTGCCGGCGTTCTGCAGGCCTTTGGTCTGCTCACCGTTCCAGCGCACCGGAACGTGCTTGCTCTTGGTGATGGCTACCGCGACGTTATCGACGATGGTGTCGCCCGAGTCCGGAGCGGTAACGCCCGGAACGTTGTCAGCCGCAGCCACTTCGCTGGTGATGGGCACCAGCACGTCCTGGCCGATTGCCGCCCGGGCAACGGACGAGTCACGGGATACCGCCGGGATGAAGCCAGTCATCTCGCGAGAGATCACATCGAGCGCTTCGTACAGAGCCGGCACCAGGCCGTTAAGGGTGTTCGCCATTTTGGCTTTCTCCACAAAAAAGCCCGCTCAGTGGCGGGCATTGATTACTTGCCGGGCAAACCCCGGCGGCTTTGGTCAGTCAGTTACCAAGCCGCCATTGCGTGCGTGATCAGCCTTGGCGGCTGGATCAAGCGCATCAAATGCGGCTCGCGGAAGGGTCTTCTTGTCGCCACCCTTGCCGCCGTTGTTCGTAGCCCCGCCACCGCTGGCGCCGGAACCCTTGAGGATGTTGTCGCGGTACGGGTAGCGCTCGACAAGAGCTTCCAGCGCCTCGTCGAAGTCGGCCAGCTCACCCGGGCGGGCGCGGCTGTAGATCTTGTTGCCGTCGTCGCCATAAGCCACGACCTTGCCTTCCTCGACCTTGAAGGCCTTGCCGAAGGTGTTTTGCAGCATGTCGGGCGGAACAGCGATCTTGTCGGTGACGAACTTGGAGCGGCCGAAGGCGCCGCCGATCTTCTCCTGGTAAAGAATGCCGGTGGTGGTATCGCGCTCCGTGGTGACGGTCTTGATCTGCTCAGTGAGCGTGGACACCTGGGCCTTGAACTTCTCCTCGGTGGCAGCGATTGCGGCTTGTTTGATCTCGTCTACCTTACCGGCCTGGACCAGTTGCCCGGCGTCGAGGTTGGCGAGGGTGGCCAGTGCGGCACGTGCTTTTTCAGGGTCTTCGATGCCTTCGAACGCCTTAGCGCGAGCCTCGGCAGTTTCTTTGGCTTCGCGGTGCCCTCGGGCTTCAGCGTTCAGCGCGGTGATTTTGGATACAGCCGACGGCGCGTCGAACGCCACGTCCTTCCCATCGTCGTGCGTGTAGACCGGCTTGCCATCCTGCACAACCACATGGCCTTGTTCGTCGAGTTTGAGTTTCATCGGTTCATCTCCGGGCATCCGCCCATCTGGTGGGCCATCCGGCCCGGTGCGGCGCTATCTATCCAGAATCGCGCCCATAAAAAAGCCCCGGCGGATGCCAGGGCTGTTTGGTGCTCGTATTTTAGGTTGGTCGATTAAAGGCTTCGTAGCTTCTCGACTATGAGCAGATCAACATATCCGTGCCCGGAGGAGCTCTCGATGTGCTCTTTAACAACCGACACAGCGCCCTCCTTCTGAAGACGGAGAACCTCACGGACCACGGCTTGAAAGTCTGGGAGCGATACAGCCTGCTTTTGCGGAGACAGCGTAAATGTTGATCCATCAGCCGTCTTGTCAAGGAGTGATGCAAGATCCATTTGGACATCCTCTGGAACAGTTTTAGGAGCCTCTGTATATCATTGTTCCCAAACTGAACGCGCCCTCCATGCGACGAATCGACGATCGGCGCGAAAGGTCACAACATCACCCGCTCCCCTCGAAGCAGGCAGCCGACACAGAGCAGTTGCTTTGTCCCGCCAGTCGGCTTGCCGTTCTTCATCAGCACACCGATCTTGGTTTCGATCACCTCACGCCCGCCACAACGATGGCATTGAATCATCGTCGCCGGCTTGGGCATCGCACGTATACGCTTACGCACCTGTTCCGCCGGAGTATCAGGGGCTGATGTGCCTTGAATTAGGTGAAAGCGCGGCGTGTCAGCCACTGTAAGACCTCTGAAGGATGTCGATAGCGTCGCCGCCTTCGATGACGAAAAACGACCAGCTTGCGCCGTTGGCGCCAATTACTTCCTGGCAAATGTAGCGCTCGTGGCCGAGATCCCCGACTACCGACTGGAATCCAGCATGGCGCTTTGGAACACTGATAAACGTGTCGCCATCTGAAATGTTTACCGTCTGCCTGTCATTTGTGCCACCGATCAACATCACTAACATGGCTTATCCTCCTTGGTCATGCAGCCATCTTAGCGAATGCCTGAGCATCATGCTGCTTGATCTGCTCCAGGGTCAGCCACTCACCGGTTGGCGAGTAGAAATCCTCAAGGCTCTTGCCGTCCTTGTAGAGCTGGAACCGCATCGGCCCAAGCACTTGGGCTTTGCGAGCCTCCGACTGACGGTGAAGCCAGGTTCCGTAAGTCGTATCCCCTGGCACCTGGCCATCCATGCTCGCCCGCTGGCTTGGCGTCATCTCGTCAATGGGAATGCCAAGCTCTCGCCATGACTTGGTTCTCGGCGTTGAAGTACTGCGACAGCAGAAGTGAATCCGCCCCGGGCCTTGCAGCCAAGGCACCTTGTGCCCGATTGGCTTGTGCGAGCCGACCTCATACGAAAGCTTGTCCCGGATGATGCAGTCGGTGGAGGTCTTCGTGTCCAGGGTGCTGAGCCAATCTTCGGCCTTCAGGATCTCGCTGTTTGCCACGTTGAACTGTTCGCGTGCCGTGGCCGCTGTGTGGCTCATGGCTGTCTGCACGACCGCTGCCAGGTCCTTCCGTGGCCGTTCAAGGAAGCCATCGGCATAGCCGGCCGCCCTAGTGCCGCGAATGCTGCGGATGATCTGGTCGGTGGTTCTGCCTTCCAGATAGCCGGATCGGATCGCGTTGCGAACCTTGACCATGCGCTCGGCGCCCACCTGCTTGCCCCAGTCGCGCAACAGCCGCCCCTGGAACGGCCGAGACATCGCGGCCGCATATGCCTGCTCAGAGCTGATGCTCACCAGCGGAAAGCGCACAAGCACCGGCTCCGGCAGCGCCTGCTGAAACAGTGTCTGCTGCCAGTTGGCCTCGTAGCCCGCAAGCTCCTGCAGGTCAGCCTCAAGCGCGGTGAACACCTGGTCGTAGGCTTGGGTGTTTACAGCCCTCACCTCGTCCAGCAGCAGTTCCAGGCGCTCAACAGTGAACGATTCGGCGGGCATGCGCTCAAGCGCCTCAGTCAACGCCGCCGACAGGCTGGCATCCGACCGATTCAACTGAGCGATGATGCGCCGCACGACGCCAAGCTTGTACTTCTCCAGCGATACCGCATGAGCGATATGCTCGTCCTGAAGGATCTCGTTGACCGTTGTCATTTAGAGAGCTCCGAGCGCTGGCCCCTGGTCGGCAATCTTCTGCTTCTCAACCTCCCACTCAATGTCATCAGAAACTACGCCGCGGCGCTTGTACTCATTAAACAGGGTTTCGTCGGAGAGCCGGCCTTGGGTTGCCATGTTGAGCAGCAGTGGAAGAGTCGTTTCCGGCGCAAAGTCCACGTCGAAATTGCCATTCACTTTGACGTGGCCACCTTCCTTCTCGCTCTTCCAGAGGGCGAAATACTGAAGCACCTGGTCAAGTGTGTCCTCAAGCTGGCCAGCCATAGTTTGCAAGGGGCTCATTTCCTGAGCCGCCTCTTCCTCAGCCTGGGTCGCCGTCTTCGTGGACTGTTTGTCCTTCTGAAGCAGCTTGGCACCCGCGATGCGCATCTGATCCTCAAGGTCTTCCAGCGACTTGCGGCCAGCCTCAATGGCGGTGCCGGTGTGCTCCACCCACTTCATGTCGCCACCGGTGGGCAGCTTGGTAGCGGAGCTGGTGCCCACCTTGAGTTCGAACGCGTCGTCGTCGATACCGGAGATCATCAGCATCGGCACCCGAGCGACGTGCAGGATGTTGTCCTGATCGCTTTGGGACTGCCAGTGCTTCTTGTTGAGGTGCGCCAACTCCAGCAGCGGCGGCGTCGCGGTCATGAAGCCCGTGCGTTTGGTGTAGTACGTAGCCAATGGAATGACCGAGAGCGTGTTCGTCCCCTCATCAAATTTGGCCCACTCCTTCTTCCCTTTGTCGTCTTCGGTCTTGCGGTACACCCGCCAGCCGCCAGGGATCAACACCCTGATTTGCGGGATGATGGTCACGCCGAACTCGCCAGCACGCTCTTCAACCACCTCTGCGTACCAGAACTGGGACAGCGAGCATTCGCCGCCCTTTTCTTCGGTGTGCCAGCCAATGACCTGCTGGGGGTGAATCATCACCGCATACGGGCGAACGCCAGCGGCCTTCTCGTCCGCAGCAGTGCGTACGACAGAGTTGCCTTGCTCGTCCTTCGTCTTCGGGTAATCAACCAGCACATGGCAAAGTCCGTGGGAAAGCCCGACCGTGAACAGCTGCTGAGCCCAGACCTGGAGGTTGTTGCCCTGGCGATCGAAGTTCTGCACGTAGGCCTTGATCGAGTCGGGCACATCCTCGCCAAGCACAATGTTCTCGGCGAACACCCTGCCCTTCATGTTCTGGACCGTCTCGCTGAATGCAGGGAGCAGCGTGGACAGCGACAGGCGCTCCTTGTAGGCGTCGTCATCTTCCTTTGGCCACTTCGGCAAGTAGAGCTTGCCCGCCAACTGCATCGCCTTCGTTCCGCCCATCAGCGCGTCAACAAGAGCCCAGTCTTCGCGCATGGCGTCTACTGCCGGTAGCGTTTTGCTTGGGTCGTTGCTCATGGGGTCACATTCTCAGGGAGTTGGTGAAAGCAGTCCGCTTAACGATCGGGTACTCGCGATGGATGAAGTAGCCGCCGGCGTCGTTCGCGTGATCGATGCCGGCAGCTTTGTCTGGCTCCCCGTTCGCGCCCCACACCTGCTGCTCCAGGCCATCGGCATAGGTTGGGCAGGTGAATGGGTTGATCAGGTAGCGGCGCTCGCCCTGCGCATTGCAGAAGACGGCGTTCATTGCGTTGATTCGATCCTTCACCGGTGGGTTGGCCGCTGGAGCGATAACCGCGAACCCGGCCTGCTTGAGCATGGCCAGGTCGGTGATGCTGGCGTTCACGGACTTGCGCGAATCGCCCGAGGCGTCCGGGTAGATCCTGATTTCGCAGGTCTTCTTGAAATCGTTACCGTCGTGCTGCCAGTAGCGTTCTTTGATCCGGCGGATCATGTCGGGCGTGTCGTAGCCGTCGACCAGCTCATCCACGGCCCTCGGCAACCCCTGATCTCGCTTCACATGGGTGATCGCCGCCATATTGCCAACGTTGAAGTCCATGCCGATGAACAAAGGCTCTCCGGGCTGCACAGTGTCGAAGCACCCGTTCAGCTTGCGGTCGTAGGCCGTGTAGATCGTGCCGGACGTCAGGTTGACGAACTGCCCACGGAGATAGGCCTGAATCAATTGCGGCGGGTATGACTCCATCAGGGATGAGATGTAGTCATCCGGCAGGTTCAGCTCGTTGTCGAACGTGCTGGCCTGCACCAGGCCGTACATGTCATTGAGCGCGGGCTTGTCGCGCAGTTGCTTCACGAACTGTTGGTAGACGAACTTGAAGCCTTCCGGCGTCGTGGTGACGTCTACCCCGTTTTTCAGCCCGGGCAGGTTGTAACGCATCCGCGCAATGATCTTGCGCCAGGCCTGCTGAGCCTTCAGCAAGCTCATCACGTCCAGCTCATCGACCAAGGCCTGGCCGATCTTGAAGCCGACGATGGTCTGCGGCTTCTCCATCGACCGGCAAATCACCGTGCCGCGATACTGCCGGCCGCTGTAGATATGAACCTCGTGGTTCGCCTGGTTGATCTTTGTCTTCAACCCCCAGTCATAGGCCACCTCATCCATGGTCGGATAGAAGATGTCTCGGATCTGCGGGTAAGTCGGTGCGAAGTAGCCAGCGTTAACGCCGGGCCACTCCATGAAGTGCTTGCTCAGTGCCGAGCAGCCCACCCATGTCTTCCCCGAGCCGAACCCAGCAACGAACGCACGAAACTTGTGGGGCAGAGTGAGGAACTGAGCCTGCGGAACATTAAGGCTCGGCATTCGGCTTCCTCGCATCCACCACGTCGACCTGGATGCGGGTCGGGATCACTGGTTCATCGCCAACCTCTTCCTTCCGGGCCCGATTGACGTAGATGTCGCCGGTTTCCTTCGCGGCCTGTTCGAGGATCTGCATGGCCAGGCCGATGTTCTTCATCGACTCAGCCTTCTCCACAAAGCGGTTCATCGCGCGGAGACGAAAGGCGCGGTTGGCAATGGGTATGTCTTCAGTCTCTTCGCGGAAACGCTTTCTGGTCTGCTCGAAAAGGGTCTTCCATCTGTCGGCGAGCTTCCTACCTGAAACCTTTGTAGGGTCGTGGGATTCGACCTGCTGACGGGTGATGCTCAAGCTGAATTCTTTCTGGACCGCCTCAACCACCTGAGAAGGCGTATCGAAGCAAGCGAGAGCCTGTACTACAAAGGTCTTCACCTCACTGCTTAGAGCTGCCATAGGCGTTCATCCGTCCAAACCTGTCCAAAATCAGGCCGACTTGAGCAGACAGGTTCCGCAGGCCCTTGCAATGTTTAGTTTTCCCACCTCAGCAGGCTTGTTTGCAGCGTCTACCAGCACCTGAACGTCTTCGCTCGCGCCGTAGCGGCGAACCACTCCGACGAACTCTTCGACGTCGTGACCCTGAAGCTTGATCTTCGGTGCACCGTCTTGGGTGAATGCTGGTTGACCGTACTTGTCGGTCGCGTGAGCCAGGTGATACAGCTCGTGCTCCAAGAGCGCGCAGAACTCAAGGTCGCTGCATTGGGCGCAGTAGTCAGCAGCCAACGTGATGATGAAGGCCGGCACATCGCCGAACCAATCTCGCATCTGCTGCTCCATCCGGGCTTTCTGCCAGCCACCGGCGCGGAACTCTACCTGTTCGGCCTGGCCCAGGACTGTCCTTCCCTGCTTCTCGAAGCTCGAAGATGCCCACATGATCCGGATGTCTGCATCCAGTAGGTGGGCATGGTCTTCGTTGTGAATGGTTCCGGTGTCGGCGAGGATCTCGGATTGGAGCCACTCCCACACTTCGGGAGCCGGGGTAAGGCGGGTACCGAAGTCGGACAGATCGGACAGCTCAAGCAGTGACGATGGAGGGTATGGCCTATCCATATCCACTCCCAATAAAAAGCCCCGCATTTGGCGGGGCATAAACGTAAATACGGTTAACTCAGATCAGTGCCCGCGACATACAGAATCGACAGCGCCAGCGAAGCGATATCGTTATCTTCATCAAACCCACGATGGCGGGCATTAAATGAATTGGCGATCTCATTTCCCTGGAAAACTCGGCCCTCCCTATCCAGTCTTAACGACCAAACCTTTTGCCATACAACCTCTCCCAGCGGAGACTTGGCTTTCTTCTCAATGATGTATCGGGCTTGTACCCCCTCGTTGTTCACAAACGGAACAAGGTCCATCCTGATCGGGCCAAAGGGCGTAGATAGCTCTGCAGTCGGGCCGTCCTCTTGAGAGGTAAAGGAAATACCCCACTCTTCTTTCACATATGGCTTGGCAACAAGCTTTTTCAGCCGATCGAAAACCGACAGAGCGTGCTTTGTAATGGTTTCAATGTCGTCAGGCGCAGTTCTGACGGAATCGGCCTGCTGCTCGGTAACTGATAGATGCTCCATGACGCCTCCTTTCGAAAATGAATGGTCAGTATGGCAGTCTCTTGCCATATCGCTTCTGCCAAGAATCCCCAGAAAGAATATCTATTGGCAGGCCCAAGATAGTAGCCATGAATGCCAGTTGCGAGAGCATTACGTGATCACGCCGTCTTTGTAGGCAATGGTCGTCATGCGGTGAAACTCCACGAAGTCGGAGGGGTGAGAGGAACTGCACAGGGTTGAGATGAATTGAAAAGGCCGATACCCGATGCTGGATAGGTACCCACTTTTCAGGCAATACCTATGCGCAACTACATTCGAACAATCACCCTCATCACTCTACTGCTGCTTCCCGCTTCAGCTCACCATGATGTTGGTCTGCACCTGGGCGTGCCCGTGCAGCTCGGCGACGATCAGGCCCTGAGGAAGTCCGGCAGCCTTGGCAGCGTCAACGGCTTCGGCGATAGCCTTGTCGAGAGCGCTTACCACTGCATTGATGTCCTGGCTCATCGGTAGCGCGTGGCGCAGTCGGGTGACGTTGCTCATCTGCAAAACCTCGCGCCACGATTTGGCGCATTCGAAAACGTGGCGCGGATTACTTGCCTCGGCGCTCAACACCACCAGGCGCCTTGTCACAGTGCAGGCAGTGCTCGCAGTTCAGCGTCCGGCACAGCCAGGCTTTTACCGGCTGCCAGTACGTGACCATGAAGACATGCCGGGCTCCGGCGAGGGCCAGGGACACATGCAACGTCAAGCCGGCACTGGTCGGGCCGAAGAAGATGTTTTGGCTTCGCGCCATAACGACGAAGCCGCTAATGGCGATAGCCGAGTAGATCAGCTTCCCGAGGATGCCGTCCCTCACCTTCCCACTCAATACGCACCAGGCAGCCCACAGCGCGATAAGGCCGCAGGCGATGGAGTTGATCAGTTCAAGATTCATGGTGGATTGCCTCCCCCGAACCGCTGGCGAATGAGCGCCCAGAGGTCAGCGGATTTGATGGCTCGATTGATGGCCGCTAGGAGCGAACCGCCGAATGCACCCAACAGGAAGCCGATACCGGCGACGATCTTCGGCTCAGTCACGCCCAGGTAGGTGCTGACCATGCTCGTCAGGTAGATCGAGCAGGCCATACCGGTGATGAGGAAGATCATCCAGGCACGCCAGTCGTTCAGGTCGTCCTTGTGCCACCAGCTGGCGATCACGGCCCCAACGAGGCCCGCAATCAGTAATTCGAACCTGTCGATCTTGTCGAGCAGGCGCTGTAGATACTCCATGCGCTCGACTCCGTGGGGCATGATGAATAAAAAAGCCCGCACAGTGGCGGGCATATGGCTCCGTGCTATCGTCATTGCCCCTACAGCAAAACGATGGACGGAACCATGGCGAACTTTGTTATCACTTTCAGATTTAAATCCGACACGACATATCAGAGCAGGTATGAGTCTTTTGTGAAGAAAGTCGTAGAAATCGCAACTACTTATCCTTGGTCGGAAACGTCTTCATTTTATGCGCTGGAAGCTAATGAAACGGCGGAAAGCTTGTGCAGCAGGCTGTATCTTGAAACTGAATTCGACGCGACAAAAGACCTTTTGCTCGTGGTGGATACCAAAAATCAAATGAAGGCTACAAAGGGCAACATCGAATACCCTACGCTTCTGAAGACGGGACTCGGCTTCTAACTAACGAAGCTGCGCTCAATCTCGGAAACCTTGGACTCATAACGCTCCAGGGTTTCCCTATTAAGTCGAACCGCATCCGCCAAGCGCTGCTCCTTCAATGCACTCTCGGCATGAGCATGAGTTACTTCAGCCAGCTTCGCTCCCTGCGCAATGACAGCCTCGACGGCTTGGCGGTATTCGCTCTTCATGCTCAACTCCAAACAGCGTTGATTTGGATCAGCCCCGGCGGCACTCCCTGCTCAGTGCGAAGGGTGTGGCGGGGCCGAAACGAAAAGGCCCCGATCAATGTCGAGGCCCTGAATAGGTGCGCGGTCTTTCCCGCCGTCAGTCAAAGACCTTTCCAGCGTCGACACCCTAATGCATCGATCTCGCAGGTTCAGTCTCGCGCCACCCTGTGAGTCGGTGTGATCAGGATG